CTTATTTGCATTATTACCAACACTAGCTTTCTCACAAGTTAGTAATTGGAGAACAACCCCTCCTCAACAATCACAACCTCAACAAAGAGTAGAAACTCCTAGAGTACAACCATCCGCTCCACAAAGAAACGATGTAAGTAATTGGAGAAATCAACCACCATCAAGAGGATATGATAGACCTATAAGAACAAGACCAGGTTCAAACATAATCGTTAGAGACCCATGGTTAATGAATAATTTTGGGTGGGGATGGAATAGATGGGATATGTGGGGAGCACCTGCATTTGGTTGGAATTATTGGAACCCTGGCTTTTACTTAAACGATTGGGGTTATAGACAACCTGCAAGAGTATATGTTTACGATAACGGAAAATCAGATACTATTAAAGGTAAAAAACCTGTTATTAGTTTAGGTATTCAAACAACGGGAGGTAATCAAATTGGTGGATTCTTTACAATGGGAAACAAAGCATATTTTATAGCTGAATATAATACAACATTTGAAAGAGATAATTCAACATTCTTTCCTTATGGTAACATAACACAAGTAGATTTTCCAATGGTAAGTGATTTGGTAAAACAAAGTAACTTTTATGTTGGTATTGGTAAGAGGATTAAAAGAACAGGTATCCACATGATGATTGGTAGTGTGACAGAAGATGTAAAGTGGAGAGGTAAGGATGATATTGGATATATTACTTTTCCAAAATATAGAGATAGATTTACAACTGTTAAAGTTGGAGCGTTACATGATTTTAAGAATCTAACAATAAAGTATGATTATGACCCAATAATCAGAAGCAGTACTTTTGGATTGGGTGTAAACTTCTAAATGAAAAAATGGATACTCCCTTTACTGATAATTGTTATATCTTTATTCGCTACGGAAGCGATGGGGCAAACCTATACCCAAACTTATAAGGATAAATGTACTGGTGAGATTAAGGTTGCAACTACCACAATGGTAAACGGATATGCAACTGTATCTTTTTACAATCAGGTCAGAGTATTTTCTCCACAAGAAGTAATGGCAGGTGCAGTTCAACTTTGGATAACTGCAACATATACAGCATACTCAACTATGGGATGTCCAACCAATCAGGTTGTTCAACAAACGGTAACAAACGCAGTAGCACAAGCAACATCACAAGCCGCATCATCTGCAGCAGCTTCTGCAGCAAGTTCAGCCGCTTCATCTGCAGCAAGTTCTGCGGCAAGTTCATCAGCATCTTCTGCCGCTTCATCTTCCGCATCTGGAGCAGCAGCTTCATCAGCTAGTTCTACACCACCACCTACATCTTCATCATCAGGAAGCAGTACTTCTGGGGGTTCTGGAAGCAGTTCTGGTAGTAGTTCATCTTCATCATCGGAAACAAAGACTGAAACAAAAACGGAGACTAAATCCGAATCAAAATCAGAAACTAAATCCGAATCAAAAGAGGAATCAAAGTCTGAAAGTAAATCAGAAGAAAAGAAAGAGGAATCCAAATCGGAGGAGAAAAAAGAAGAAAAGAAGGAAGAATCCAAAGAGGAAAAAAAAGAGGAGAAGAAGGAAGAAAAGAAAAAAGAGGAAAAAAAGAAAGCAGTAGCAAATCCAATGATGTTGGCATCTGATTTGGCTGGTACTGAAGATATGGAAGGTAGATATGCTGTAATGATGAGTGTAGGTGTTTCCAAATCATCTCTTATGGGTGATAAATCATATTCAGCTACCGCACTTATTTGGAGTACCTTAGACCAATTTGCTATAAGTGGTGGGATTACTAAGATGGATTTTCAAGAAGGTAAATTAAATGCAATACATTCATACGGAACTACATTTGCATATCTTAAAGGAACTCTAATGAACCTTAATGGATACACTTGGATTAAACCACATCCTAAATATGGAACATATGGTTATAATGTTGGTTTGATTACCTTATTAATGCAGAATGCAAATAAAAGTGGATATGATGTAAGTTTAAGCACATCGTTTGTAGGATTTTGGATGAAACCATATTCTTATAGTAGAAAGGTTACTCTAACTCCGCAGGTATTCGTAATGCAATCTCCAATAGCTTGGAATACAGTCACTGGAAATAGTTCAGTAAGTAGAACACCTGGTGCAATTTTGGGATTAGGATATGACTACAAATTGAGTAGAAGATTTGCACTATCCGCATCATATAAAGCGGCTATGACATTTACTCCTGAATTTAATTTAATGAACAATATCCAAATTGGTTCAAAGATGGCATTTTAGAATAAATCAATATTTATACACATAAATTATAGAAACATATGAAATATATAAAAAATATCATATTAGTTGTTCTTATTGTTTTAGTTGGGTACAATATCTTTACTAACAATAGTATCCGTACTGATGTTGAAGCATATAATCGCAAGATTGATTCTTTACAAAATGAAATAGATTCAGTTGAAAATGCAAACGTAGTACTTGATGGACATATTGAAAAAGTAGATAATGAACTAACTCAAGTGGAAACAAGAGTAATAACAATAAACAAAAACATAACCGAAATTAAAAATAAGACAAATGAAAAAGTTGATGCTGTTAATAACTATACTCCTAGTGAGCTTATGTGGTTTTTCACAAACAGATACGAAATCGGACTCGATAGTACCATTAAAAGTACCGATAGCAAAATTAGTCATTAAGGATATTCTTAGTGGTGATGGAGCTAAAGCAGAGTTGAAGGAAGCGTATAAAATGATAGATGAAAAGAATCTACAAATTGGTCTATATAAACAAAAGGATAGTTTGAAAGATGAAAAAATCACTAACTTAAATGTTATTATAGATAAGAAAGACCAACAATTTGCTTTAGAGAGAGAAAAATCTAATAGCTTATTAAAAGAACTTAAAGCTCAAAAATTTAAGACATTTATTTATAAAGCAGGTTCTGGTATTGGTTTAATAATGACTGTATTATTTTTAGTTAAGTAATGAAGAAAATATTTGACATAAGACATATAATAATTGTAATACTTTTGTTATTAGCAATTTTGGAATTTATTAATCCAAAAGGTATTATGCCAAATAGAACTATTGCAGTGCACGATACTGTTGGTATTGAAGTACCTGTTCACGATACAATTGGTGTGGAAGTTGAAGTGCCGGTTGAAGTTGAAACAATAGTAGAGGTTGAGAAACCAGTACCATATGCAGTGCATGATACAATTCAAGCAGTAGTAGATACCAACTTTATTGTAAACGAATATTTGAATAGTAAGAACGTATTTACAAATGTATATAAGTTTGATAAAGGACAGGGTTCAATTTCAATAACCGATACTATAAGTAAAAATAAAATAGTAGGTAGAAAATACACAACAAAAATAACTCCAATAGTAGATACTCTTAGAATACCAGAACCTTTCAAAAGAAAAGTGTTCTTTGGTTTAGAAGGTGGATTCAATCAAGCGGATTTTATGAATTCAGTAGGAGCTGGGTTATTAATCAATAGTAAATCGGATAAAATATACAATTTGGGAATTGGAGTTAATAATAGAACAACCGATGGTACAAATGGTGAATTTACTCCATATATTAGAGGTGGTGTTTATTGGAAAATTAAATTAAAGAAATAAAATGATACGATTATCGCAACTAAACGAAGCATCGGAAGTACAACTAAAAGACTTAAAACCAACTCAACAAAAGCAAGTAATGGCTTTTGAAAAATTAATTGGTGGTAAAGTAGATTCTATATTTGATGGAATACATGGGTTCATTGTAGATATAAAAGTAAGTGGTGGACATGGTAATTATAGATTTGAAGCTGATGATTTGAAAAAATTATTATCTTTAAAAGTTCGTTGGATAGAAGCGGATGGTGATTACATTTCAATAGCATTTTAATATAAAAATATGATAAGTTTAAAGAAAATATTAAAGGAAGCAAAAGCAGATTATCAAGTATATCACAAAACATATTCAGCAGCAATAGCTACGGCTAAAGCATATGCGGAGAAAAAAGGATATGAAGTTGATGATGAAGATTCTTTTAGAAAAATTGGAATGGGCCCTAGAAAACCTTCTGCTGGTAAAACAAATAGATTTTCAATTGAATTAACAAAAAACGGAAAACCGCAAAAAAAATTATTACATATACAAGTTTATAATATGGGAACTTTCAAAAGAAACCCAGATGGTTCTCAAACTAGAAGTATGTGGGGTGGACAAAACGAATACGAATTAAACGCTTATATCAACTAATGATATTACTAAAAGATATATTAGGAGAAGACCTTAGAAAATGGTTTGGTAAAGGTAAAGAAGGTTCAACTACTGGTGGTGGTTGGGATAGATACAATACCAAAGGTGAGAAGGTTGGTAAGTGTGGTGATAGTAAAGAGGGTTCGGCATATGCAGCGTGTTTATCAAAAGAAAAAGCAGCTAAATTAGGAAAAGATGGTAGAGCTGCATTTGTAAAAAGAAAAAGAGCAGCACAATCTGATGCGGGTGATAGTAAAAAAGGTGGAGAACAAAAGAAAGGTCAGAAACCTACATTTGTAAAGACTGGTGCTGGTAAAAATGAGAATATGAAATTGACAGTAGAACAAAAGATGGAATTATTTTTAGAAAGAAATTGTCCAACTGACCCTGCTAAGTGGTCTGCATCAAAAGCAGCGGCAAAGAAAAAGTTTGATGTATATCCATCAGCGTATGCAAATGGATGGGCTGCAAAAAACTATAAATCAAAAGGTGGCGGTTGGAAAACCTGTAAATAGAATGATTAAATTAAAATCACTTTTAAAAGAAGATATATTTTATACAATTGCTATTAATGTAGCATTAACTGCTGCTATATGGGCAATCAAACAAGCTATACTTTCATTCAGAAGTACCTCTGTAAAAGAAAAAGAAATTGGTAAAGCTTATATAAAATGGTTAGATAGATTAGATAAAAACGATAAATTTAATAAATTTGTATATTACACTTTAAAAAATGATAATAAACTTAAAAGCTTAAAATCTAAAACAAAAGATGGTAAATTTGATTTTGAATCATTTGTTTATCAAAAATCTTTAGTTAAAAAATGGTTGACAAGTAAACCTGCGGAAGATGAATTAGAAAAAGTATTCAGAGATTTGTATCCATCTAAAGATAAAAATTCAAAAGATATAGAAGGGGATAATGGTATAGAACTTACTTATAATCAATGGAAATTAAATACACTCAATAAAGCAGTAGAAGAATTTACCGATGTATTAAATAGTGGACATGTAAAGGGTTTTATTAATCAATACGCAGAAAAACAAGGTTTAGTAAAGATATGATAAACGAATGTATCATTGTATCCAAAGAAGTTGGTGATAAATTTATCCTAGCAAAAAATAGAGATAGAGCTTACAAGCCAAAATTAGAAGTGGTTCATACTATTATAGATGGTATAGAAGTTGCGTATTTACATGATATAATTACCGATTGGAGTGAAGGATTGAATGCAAATGGTATTGGCGTTGTAAATGCAGCACTATTAGTTGGACACGATGAAGCTGAAGCTAAGCTTGTAAAAAAAGCTGGTAAACCTGGACCTGATGGGGATAAAATGAGAAACATTATTAAGCAACCTACTCTAATGGATGCGGTAAGAGCTACACTATCATATAAGGGCAAGAGTGGATTATCTTTAAAAGGTCATACATTTGTATCATCTCCAAAACATATGGTTAGTATTGAAACTACATCAAAGCATAAGCCTGATGTTAAACTTCAAAACTCCGAATCGCCTGTTGTTCGTACAAATCACGGACATATGTTCACCGATGCTGGATACACACATGGTGAGAAGTATCTAAGTTCAAAAATGAGAAAAATAAGTGCAGAGAAGTCAGTTGATAAAGTGGAAGATTGGAAACAAATAGCACAAGCTATGAGAAAAGAATTCTTTCCAAAAAAATCTCAATTGAATATGAGAAGACAATCAGACAGTATGTTTACATCTTCTCAAACTATAATGAACTTAACGGATAGAATATTAGAAATCGAATATTTTGCTGATAAAGTAGAATCTTTTGAAGGTATTAGAAATGAATTACCAAAAGGATATACCCCTAAAATCAAAATAGAAGTTAGAAAGGTACAATCCTAACTTTTTATACTATACATATTTATAGACATACAAAATTAAAAGAAACAACGTATGTCAACAGAATTCGAGTTATTTAAAGGAAAGAATTTAAGTTCTTTATTTGAAGATATTTACAACAATCAAATTTCTAAAAAACAAAAAATAAGTTCTCTAATAGAAGAATTAAAAAAAATGATTAAGCATGCGGGTGATGTTGCATCCGTGGGACCTATCCTATCCTCACTAATTGATAGTTCTGTAAAGAACGATGACCAATTGGTTAAACTTGCAACAATTGCAACTAAAATTATAGCATCTGAAAAGAAAACCGAAGGACAAGATGGATTCTTAACTGAATTTGAAAAAAATCAATTACTTAAAGAATTAGAAGAAACTAAACAAGAAGTTGAGAGAGTGGATGATTTAGAATTTGAATTGGAAGATTTAAAAAAGAAAATGAAGTAGTATGCAGAATCCACAATCAACAGCTGTAGCAGTATCACAAACTCCCGGTTCTAAGCAACCTATGGGATTTGGTATAGTTTATTCTGTTATACTTGATGAGAATCACCCATATTTAAAAAATGCAGGAGATAATCAAATTGAAGTAAAAGGTCAATCATCTTATATAGGTGCAGTTCAATATAGAATAGTAGGACAGCCATCATCAGATGATGCATCACTACCTCTTGCATTTCCTTATGATAAAAATTTCAAAACATTACCAGTTGTAAATGAATCCGTAGAAATTATACAAAACAACGGAGTATCTTATTATAGAAGAATTGGAACAGACAGAACTCCAAATGTTGATTCTAAAAAAACAATCATATCGGAATTATTTCCAGCTGAACAACAGTCGGTTGATAAAAAGAAAAATTATCAAACTGTTGGTGCAACTGGAACTGAAATGAGTAATGTTAATGAATCTGGAAAATATGATAAATATGGTGAATATTTTCAAGAAGAGCCAGGTATACATAAATTAAAAATGTATGAGGGTGATACTCTTATTGAAACTAGATTTGGACAATCAGTTAGATTTTCTGGATTTAATAATCCAAATAATATATTTTCACCTACAATTATATTAAGAAACTCTGAAAATTCGGAATCAAAAAAGAAAGAAATCAAATTACCATCCGAAGAAGATGTAAACAGAGATGGTAGCATAATAGTACTTTCTGCAAATCAATATCAATTACCATTCCAACCTGGAACAGTAGATGATAAAGGTTCTAGCGATTTTGAAACAAAACCAAATACATTTAAATCATATCCATCAAAATTAATAGGTGACCAAATATTAATAAATTCTGGAAGAATAATTTTATCTGCAAAAAATGCAGAAATGATTTTCTATTCTAAAAAGAATTATGGATTTATTTCTGATGGTGCATTATCAATAGATAATAAACTTGGTGTGGATGTAAATGTTGGTGATAATACAAATTATACAACTAACGATAGAGATATAAATTTAAATACTGGTAATGGTAAAATAAATTTGGGAAATACAAAGTTAGAACCATTGGTTAAAGGAGATGCTTGGGTATCTTTGATGGAAGAATTAATTGATGCAATCGTTCAACAAGTATTTCTAACACCAGCCGGGCCATCCGCAACGGGTCCTACAAATGTTCCTAAATTTAATACTATAAAATCAAAATTAAAATCGGTATTGAGTGAATTAAACAAAACATCTTAAAATGTCTTGGGAAACGTTTAAACAAAATATATTAAGAGTAGCTCAAAACCCAGAAGCAATTAACGATATAGATGTTATCGCAACTGTATATGCTACTGAATATGATGCAGCGGTAAAAAGAGGTAAAGATAATTTGTTTCAAGCAAAGTTTAAAATGGGTGATTCTGGTTCTCTAAAAGAATTATTTAAATCGGCATTCGAAAAGGGAAACTCACAAACACAACCATATGATTTAGTTGGTGAAATGGGTAAAGGTGTTTTAGCTTATTGGGGTACTGCACAATTAGACCCAACAACAGTCCCAAATCCATCAGTAACACCACCTGCAATAGGAGCAATTCAAAATATACAAATAACTTCTATAAATTGTACAAATGCAGGGAGTTGGCAATCACCAGCACCATTCGCAGGTGAAGAAGATTTGAGAAATGAAAATGAAAAAAATGATGATACTCCTGATACTGAAATAGGAGAAACCGAAGCTATTATAGGAGAAGTTCCTGTTGATGAAGAAGTTGCAGAACCTGAAGTAATAGAAGATGTTAGTACTGAACTGAATTTACAAGCAGAAGAAGTTAATATAGAAATAAAAGAAGAAAGCTCTACCCCACCAAAAGAAGGAGCTGAAGATGTTGTTCCAAAAATATCAAAGAATGTTGGAGCCACTGCACCACCAATACCACCGGGCCTTGCTCAATATGCGGTTGGTGGTAAGAATGGGCAGATACCTAGAAATAAATTAGGTAACATTGATGGTTCTTATGGGTCTGGTGTATTACATATTGAAGCCGCTAAGATGTACAATAAAATGATAGCAAAGGCTAAGCAAGAAGGTGTACGTTGGAGAGTATCATCTACATATAGAGATTTAGCAGGACAAGAAGCTTGTTTTGCAAAATATGGATCTGGTAGTGCTGCTAAACCAGGTTATTCTCCTCATGGTTGGGGACTTGCTTTGGATTTTGGTGAAATATGTGGTATGCAACAAGATAGAGCAAAAGCATTGGGTGTAAGTAGAGCATCAGCATCGGCTGCACGATATACAAGAGAAAATTCAAAGATTTATCAATGGTTAGCTAAGAACGGACCTAATTACGGATGGTATAATCCATATAGATTAGCAGATGGTACTGGTATGGATGAAGCATGGCATTGGGAATATTGGGGATTTTATACATTAACTAAACAACAAAGAGAATCTTAATATGTCAGCAGTTCCACCAACCAAAAATCACGAATTATTGATTGATGAGTTTATAAGATACGCTCAACAACATTTAACTACTGTAAGTGGTATTGTAAATACTGTATCCACATATCCGCCAGCAAATACACCGGGACCCGGAGTTGCTAATTGGCAAGGTTATAGTGTAGACCCACCAAATCCACCAACTCCAGAAGTAAGTACGGAACAAATTGAAATGACTGATGCTCAATTATTAGCAGCAGAAGAAGCAAGTTTACAAGGAGCTGATATAAACGAATCAACTGCTGCAGCATTTGATACTGAAGCAGTAGTAGAACCAACAACTCCAGAAGAAACCGCAGAAGTAGAAGTAAAATTAGAAGAAGTTGAAGCTAAATTAGAAGAAGAAGCAGCTAATACACCAGACCCACCACTTACGGAAGAAGAAAAGCCAAAAAATAACATACAACAAGAACCAAATTTTAAAAGTAAATTAAAAGTACCAAATGAATTAGTTTTGGCTATGCGAAAATATGGTATAGCTAGAAATCCATTAGAAAGAGCTCATTTTTTAGCACAAACCGCTCATGAGTCTGGTAACTATATTTATAAAGAAGAATTAGCTTCTGGAGCGGCATATGAGGGTAGAAAAGATTTGGGAAACACACAAACTGGTGATGGTAAAAGATATAAAGGAAGGGGATATATCCAATTAACAGGTAGAGCTAATTATAGAAAATTTGGACCAGCTGCTGGTGCAGATTTTGAAGGAAACCCTACGATAGTTGGTTCTAAATATTACGCAGATACTGCTTGTATGTTCTGGAAATCGAATAGATTAGGTGAAAAATGTAAAGATTCAACAACAACCACAATTAAAGTAATAACAAAAAGAATCAATGGTGGTTATAATGGATTGGATGATAGAACCAAAAAGTTTACAAGTTATTGGACAGATTTGCAAAAAGATAACACTTTATGGGCGTAAATCCCAAAAATAATCAATTCAAATATTTATAAACATAACAAATAAGGACGTATGAATACTGACAAATTATTACAAGCCATTCAAATCTTAGTTAAAGAGGAACTTAAGCAACAACTTCCTACTCTTATTAAGGAAGCAGTAAGGTCTGAAATGAAGAAAGTATTGGCTGAACAAAAACAACCAAAAAATACTGGATTAAGTATGGCTAAGGCTATTTTGGGTGAAGAAACTACAAAAGTAGCTCAACCAAAACCAAAAGAATTTAGCAAAAATCCAATGATTAATCAAATACTAAATGAAACTAGAACAGCTGTTTCAACTGATGCTGGATTTAGAACTATGAGTTTTGGCCAGGCTGATATGGGTTCAATAGTAGGTAGAACTGCAATAGCTGAAAAAATGGGTTATGGTGAATTTGCTGGTGGTGGACAAAGAACTGGATTGGGTGTTCAAACTGGTAATGAATCATTAGATAAAGCATTGAATAGAGATTATTCTGAGCTTGTTAAAAGATTTAAGAAGTAATGGCAGTAGTATTAGGACAAAAGCTTGTACAAGATACCAAAAAGTTTGATGATTTTGCGGTAGGTATAACATTGCCTATACAAATAGGAAATACTGCATTTAATCAAAGTTTTAAAACATTTGAGCAAGCAAGTTCTAATATAAAAAATTTATTACTAACCAAAAAAGGTGAAAGAGTAATGCAGCCTGAATTTGGAAGTGGGTTACAAGAATTATTATTTGATTTTAACGATGATAGTTTAGCTGGTAAAATAGAAGAAACTATTACAACAGCAATAGAAACTTGGTTACCTTATATAACAATTCAGCAAATTGATGTTGAAGCATCTAATTATGATAAAGATACTAATTCGGTAAAAATATCAATTAAGTTTAGTATATTAGGTAATGCTGAATTAAATACAGTAACATTTAAAGTAGCTGCATAATAAATAGAATATGTCAATAACGATAACAAATAGAAATTTTAAAAATAAAGGAAAAGATATAAAATATCTTAATAAAGATTTTGCATCTTTTAGAAATAACCTTATTGAGTTTGCAAAAACTTATTTTCCAAAAACATATTCTGATTTTAATGAATCATCACCTGGTATGATGTTTATAGAAATGGCATCGTATATTGGTGATTCTCTTTCTTATTATATAGATGATACTTTAAAGGAATCTTTAATGGTTTATGCCGAAGACCCACAAAGTGTTTTGGCATTATCGCAATATTTGGGATATAAACCAAAAGTATCTTCCCCAGCAGTAACTACACTATCTGTTTATCAATTAGTACCTTCTGTTGGAACTGGTGTAAACAACAAACCTGATTCAAAATATTATTTAAGAATTAAAGAAGGTATGCTTAGTAAATCATCTAAAGCTGGTATAATTTTTAGAACAACTGATTTAGTTGATTTTGCTGATGAAACTGATAGAGAAATAACAATCTATCAAAGAGATGCAAATACAGGTGAACCATTATTTTATTTAGTTAAAAAATATGTTCAAGCTATATCTGGTGAATTAAAACAAAAAGAAGTAACTTTCGATGCATATTCTCCTTTTCAAAAAATTACTTTGGATGATACTAATGTAGTTGACATATATGATGTTAGAGATGGTAATGGTAATAAATGGTATGAAGTTCCTTATTTAGCACAAGAAATGGTTTTTATTGATGAACCAAATTTAGAAAAGAACGATCCCGATTTATATCAGTTTAAAACAACTGTACCATTCATATTAAAAACAATTAAAACATCTAGAAGATTTGTATCTAAAGTAAATCAAGATAATACAACATCTATTCAATTTGGTGCAGGGGATTCTTCAGCTAGTGATGAACAATTAATTCCAAATCTTAAAAATGTTGGACTTGGATTACCAAACTCAATAGATAGATTGGAAGAATCATTTGACCCAACTAACTTTTTGAAAACAAAAACGTATGGTACATCCCCATCAAATACAACTATGACTGTAAAGTATTTAGTTGGTGGTGGTGTTGCATCAAATATAACTGTTGGTGAACTTACAAAGGTAAATAAAATTGAATTCGATGAAGATACCGAAGCATTCACATCAGCACAAAAAGCAATATACAATACAGTTAAAAGTTCAGTAGCTATTGATAATGAAGTACCTGCAACTGGTGGTAGGGGTGCGGAAAGTTTAGAAGAAATAAGACAAAATGCATTAGCATTTTTTGGTGCACAAAATAGAGCAGTAACCGCAAAGGATTATCAAGTTAGAGCATTATCTATGCC